AGCAAATCTCAGAAACAAATTACAAAAGAATAAAAACTTGTCCAATGGGGAAAAACGGGCTTTGGAAGAACAACTCAAAAACGCCATGATTAATAGAGCCAATCTCAATACTCGATTGAGAAAATCTGAAGCGGAGAAAATGCAATACATGCAAGAAATGTATACATTAGCTGGTAACGTGAGAAACATTACCAAACAAAAAGAAAACGCGAACGCACAAATCACTGCAAAAAACCGAGAAATAAACCAAATAAAGAAAAATATGGCGGCGGCGGGAAGTATGAGTATGGCGCAAAAGGAAAAACTTAGACAAAATCTAGAGAAAGCACAACAGGAAAAGGCCAACATCAGTAATCAATTAAGCAGGTTTAGATCGGAATTGGAAATGGCAAAAAAGAGGCTTGACGAAGAACGAAAAATTAAAGGTGATAAAATACAGTCATTAGAGTTTAACGCCACTAAAGCTAGACAGGAGCGCAACAATTTGAAACAAAAAAGAAACGTAAACCTGAAAAATATGAATGTAATGCGCGAACAATTGGGTAATCTGAAGGTTAATAGAAATGTGTTAGCAGCCGAAGCTCAACGAAGGCAGAATGCATTAAATGAGGCTGCAAAAAAAGAAACTGAAATCACCAAAAAACTTGGTGAAAGCAACGCATCTATAAAAAAACTCACCGCACAACGTGACGAGTTATTGGAAAAGGGTGAATTAAACGCAGCCGAAAAGGCAAACTTACAGCGGATAAGAAATGAATTGAAAGCCGAACGAAATACAAAAAATAATGAAATAAAACAGCTCCAAACTTTATCTAATAATAGGGAAAAGGAATTAGAAAAAATATCTACAAACTTAAACGTAGCTACTAGAGAATTAAATAGGAGTATGGCTCTCATTAGTACCCAAGAAAAGAGCCTAGAGGCTAAAAATAAGAACTTAAAAGCAAGACAAAACCAAGTGGGTGAACTTTATGAAGAACAGAAAGGTTTGAAAAAATTAATTGAGACACTCGAAACACAAGCGACTGAAATAAACGAACAAATTCAACAACAAACCAAAAAACTCGCGAACAGCGCTAGTGAAATAAACCGCCTTCAAAAGCAACTTAATAATGCTACCGAAGCGCGGGCTCGCAATATCCAAACTATGCAAATGCGACACGCAGAAAATATAGGAGCCGCCACTGCCCAAATAGAAGAATTAACGAAAAAAGTACAAGAACGCAATGCGATTATAAAGAGATCTAAAGTGGTCGGCAAGTGGCAAGGTACCGCTGTTCGTGGACTCGGTACACAATTGAGAAACACCCGAACCAACCTTACTAGAGCCCAAAAAGAAATTGGTGTCGCGCGAGGTGTTGTAAGTGGACTCCGACGCCAGAGACAGAATCTTCAGGGACAAAGAAACACACTTTTCGGCAAACTCACACAGGTCAGAGGTCAGAGACGGAATGCACAAAGAGGTATAAATGCACTCAGAGCTCAGACTAGAAATTTAGAACAAAGGAGGCTTGCAGAAAACAGGAGTACTAATAACACATTTAATGCGAGTGCTGCGTTTAACCGTCAAATGAAAGGAGTGGCCGCTAGACAGAGATGGCAATCTTTGAAACCCAAAGCTACAATGGTAGGGGCGGCTCAGTTGGGTGTAGGCAAAGCACTCAGAGAAAAGCTTCTAAAAAATGTAGATACGACCAATATTAATGGTAAGCATGTTGTAGATGGAAAAGGAAAAGGAATTATTCCGCTTCCGGGTGGTGAAAGACGTGATTTAAAAAAAGAGGTGCAAGATCCAATGACCGGACTAAATAGACTCAGGGCTATAGAAAAAATGATATTGAATAGAAAAACAAATAGAAATAATACAATTTTAAGGAGAAGGCGTATGAATACAACATTGGGACTCGCTGGTTCCGCTGTAAAAAATAACTTTTCGTTTGCTAATAGCAATACACCTGCACAATCCAGATCTCAACTACTTAAACAAAACAATGCGTGGGAAAGTGGTCCAGCGGCAGAAGATCGTATAAGAGGCCAGGCTTTCGCCAGTTAATTTTCTAAAACATACTATATGTCTACATATACCCAAGAACCCTGTGAATTCATTTACCGTGTCTCTTCCTTAGAAAAGGTCGTAGATGGAGACACGATAGATGTCACCATCGACCTCGGTTTCGATGTTTGTACCAAACAAAGAGTGCGTTTGCTCGGCATCGATACCCCCGAATCGCGCACGTCCGATAAAGAAGAAAAGGTTTTCGGTCTCCTCTCCAAGAAGAAACTCAAGGAATGGTGTCTCAAGGCTGTGGAATCTGAGAAGGATGATATAGAAATCCAACTCAGATGCCCAGAACGGGATTCGCGTGGAAAATTTGGTCGCATTTTGGCGGAGGTGTGGGTCAGTGAAGATGGTCAATGGACCAATGTGAATAAGTGGATGTGTGACGAAGGATACGCGGTTCCATACACGGGACAAAACAAAAAGGATGTCGAAGCGCTTCACATGGCGAATAGAGAAAAGCTACGAGCTAAATATCAAATTGACGCTCCCAAATGATAGCGATCCACTTTTCACCGGATGTGACCGGCTCTCCCCCGTGTAGTGCATCATCAGTGATTCCACCCCAACTATCGAGTGTATCGAAACTGAGAGCATCACCCATTTTCAATTTAAAACTTTTTTTGATATTAGGAAAAATAGTTTCACCACCTTCATAATCATCATTCAATGCAAATATGAACGTGTGTACTCTATTATTTTTGTAAGTTTCGTGGGCATCTTGGTGAGGTTTGTATAACCCACCCCTTTTATAACGAACTACTCTCAAACCCTCACAGCGTTTTGGGTGTTCTGTGTACCTGTTCATAATTTCCGAAATTTTGGGGTCATCTACATCCAAAGTACATTCATTCGCATTTCGTATAGTTTTATCTATAAATTTATCTAATGAAAGACCTGCATCACTTAATTTAGGTAAAGCAGACTGTTTTATGTATTCACACTCTTCATACGTGAGTGAGTTTGATTCCACTTCCGGCATTTTATAGATGGGTATCATATATCTCTCGCAGAAATGTATTTTTCTCATCTAACGGGGTTTTCTCTAATCCATAAATTGCATACCCATTTTTCACCATACGATACAGCGTTTCCACCATGCATCGATTTTTCAGTTTTACCACCCCAATCATCTAAATTTTCAAATTTTAAGGCATCACCTTTGATAAGTTTATAGCATTTTTTTAAAACTGGAAAGAATGTACCCCCTTCTCCATAATCACTATTCAAAGAAAATAGAATTGTGCAATGTCTTAGGTTTGGGTCTTCTGCTATGATATCTTGGTGTGGTTTAAAAAATCCACCCGTTTTATATCTAACAACTTGAAGTTGTTCACATCGATTATAGTCCTCGGGTTTTACAAATCTAAGTATGATATTTTTAAGTTTATGGTGTTGCTCGTAATCTAAAAAACATGTTTCACTTACTCGCAGTGTTTCGTCTACATATCGTTTATAACCCACAATCGAAGTGCTGAGTCTATCAATTGATATATGTTTTATATATTCACATTCTTCATCTGTGAGTGCATTCTTAATAAGAATGGGATGTGTATACGTTGGTCCCATTATTATCAGAAATACAATGTGTAAACTTATTATGGTAAACCAATGCATTGTATCTTAAATCTACTTCTATAAAAAATATTTATAAATAACTGCGCTGCCTTATCCACAAATTACATATCCACTTTTCACCAGATTCGACGGGTTCACCCCCGTGCATAGCTTTATCCGGAATTCGACCCCAGCTATCGAGTGTATCGAAACTGAGGACGTCGCCCTTATATAACCTGTACGATTTTCCTAGTACTGGAAAACTCGTCGCTCCACCTTCATATTCGTCATTCAAGGCAAATATGAATGTATGTTTTCTCTTATTTGTGTGTGTTGAATCGGCGTCTTGGTGAGGTTTGTAAAATCCACCTGGTTTGTATCGAACAACCTGTAAACTTTCACATGTATCACACTCATCCACAAACCGGTGTATGATGTCGTGTATCTTAGGATCTTCCTTACCGAGCCACGCCGTTTCGCTGTCTCTGATATCCATATCTATGTGTTTATCATCGGAGAGTGTTGATTTCGAAAGAAGAGGTGTAGCTTTCTTCTTGATGTATTCACATTCTTCATCTGTGAGCACCGAATGAATCTTTTCGGGTTGTCTATATTTTGGTCTGAATATGATGATAAGTGCTACGACTAGAATTAAAAGAAATACTATCATCTATTATCAGCTAAGAAATATATAGTGAGGAACTACACAATCGTATCTCGCGTGTATTTGGCGACATACCCCATTAAAATACGTACACAACTCCTGAGCCGTGTGTATGATTTCTTCTTCTCTGTGTCGTTCAACTATCCATTGTCGTAAGAGGTCGCCACCTGTATCTAAAAACATCTGGTGTATATCACGTATATCATTCATTTTATCGTTGTACTTGTCCCTTTTTTGGAGTTCCCATTTCATGTATTCATCATCAATTTTATTCATGAGGTACTCTATTCTGAGGGACATGTTATCCTCATATATAAAACCATATCTATACGCTAATAAATGTTCAACGGTTGTCACTATATAATGGAATCGCATGATCATAGGTGGTGCATTTTCATCAATGAGTTCTCTATACATAGGTCTACCACCACATGGTATGTCACCGTGTTCTCTCGATCTCGATTGAAATTCGAAAAAATGGGGATTGTGAATTCGACCCTTCTCTATGATACCAGTTCTCCAATCAAATGCGGTTTGACACGAAGTACACCACATCTGTGCACATCCATCTATTTTGTAAATCATAGTTGAGCATTTTGGACATGGTTTTGTGTCCCTGTTTATGAGCTTCATGGTTTTCACAAGTTCTGGGTCACACGTGTGACCCTCGAGACATTCTTCGTTACATTTGTCACAAAAGGATGTTTCGCATATTCCACATTTCCACAAATCATCCAAAAAACCTCTGCAGTTTTCGGACGGACAACCTCGTATAAATGTAGGCTTTGTTTCTATTACTCCAAAGCGTATAGATTCTAGTTCTATTCTAACATATCTATGTGCATTCTCTAAGAACAGGGACATCGCGATGTAAAAATCTGAAAGCCCGTTATTTGTTTGTGTCGCGTGTATATATCTACGTCTTGCCTTGATATACGTATTTGATATGAATTCTCTCAGTTTACCAAGTCGTTGGCGCTTGAGTATTCTCTGTACATATGGTTGTGTTTCGGGCATTCTCGCAAGTTCGCGTTCAAAGAGAATACGTTCCTTGTGTTTTTTGTATTCACAATTCTTGAAGCGTTTTGTACAAAACGAATCAATTATATCCCTCGTATATGCTTTCTTGCAACTCATACAGTGTGCATCTTCTGTGGTCGATAGAAGGTATGTTTGGCTACACGATCTACACGATTCAAAATCACAAAAAGGGCATGTTACTTTTTTGTGATTTGTTTTATTTAAACGTTCACAGCATACACCGCACGTCGTCATGTACTTTTAGGGCTCTTCTTCTTTAAACTATTGGGTTTGTCGGACAGGAGACGCTTGACTTCAGTGAAAAGTTTCACATACACAGGCTTACCGACATTCTTTTCGCGGTTGATGAATTGTTCATAAATCTTGATTTCCTTATTGAGTGTAGTCTTACCGGTTTTAACAGCGTGTTTAGACTGCTTCACGAGTGCGTCAACACTTTTCTTGAACCTGGGGCTTGAGGCAGAGGTTATGTTCCTGACGTCAACAAATGGAACTGGGGACATCTTACATTTTAGCGAGAATAAAATTTTAATACATATAAGGAAAAGAATTTATACACATATAAACATGAATGAGAACGAAGAACTCGAATTCGTGAAAGAGTTACATTCCGGTAAGGATTTATTTACACTTGCAAAAGAACGAAGTTCAACGCCAGGTGAATTAAAAATTAAATTAGAGGACATCGTATGGAAATTATACAAAAAGGATGAAACACGTGAAACGATACAGAAGGTATTAAATTTAGAACGAGAAGTCGTAGATTATATTATCAAGAAACGGGAAATTGAACAAAGTTCAGTTTCAAATGATAATAAAAAGGCAACTATGTATGAAATTGGTATGTTAGCTGAAACTATATTTAATATACTTGGCCCTGGATACAGTGAGCGTGTGTATCATAACGCGATGGAGGTACTCCTTCGTTCAAAAAATATTCCTTATGAATCGGAGAGGATTATTCCTATTCCATTTAATGGACATGTGATTGGTAATTTAAGAGCGGATATCATCGTGAATAACGAAACCATACTTGAGTTCAAAACAATCAAAACCTTAAATGAGTCGGCTGAGATACAATGTCACAATTATCTTCGACTGACTGGGTTGAAGACTGCATATCTGATAAACTTTCCTCCGTTTGAGAAACGCCCTGTTGAGGTGAGATGTATCGCATTGCCAGAACGTAAGGAAACACCCGAGTAAGGTGTTTGTATATGTCGGTTGTTTCGTCGTAATATTTCTTAGGGTTTTTCATTTCTTCGTGAAGAATGTGATGTGCTTTATTCATATAAAACTTTGCCTCTTCTATACAAAACTTTTCGTATGTGTTCATTTGCATATAAATAAACTCATTTCTTTAAATAGTCGGTATAAATTCCCATCGTAAATCGTGGCATATCTTTTTCCATATTACATCTTGTTGGTACAATTTCTCTTTACTTTTGAGTAGTGGAAAATATTGGAGATACGAATCTTCACTCAAAAGTTCACAGAACTTGTACAATACATAGCTATACGATAAGAAATTACGTCTATTTGATGGGCAATTATCATCGAATGGCTTTTGTATATCCTTGAACATGATTCGAAGGCGCTCTTCGAGTTCTTGTGGCATGTTTGGTGGTTTCACGCCACTCAATATATTTGTTATATAAGGTACGTGTTCGTAGTATTTATTCATCTTAAGCTTTTTCAAAAGACTTCTGACTCGGGCGTGTGTGATTTCTTCGAGTGTCTTGATTTTCAACTTCTTGAGTTCATTTCTGAGTTGTTCCATGACTTCTTGTGGAATCGTCGTCGTTTCTTGTGCTTGAAATTGAGATAACCATTCGTTAAAATGATTTTCTCGTTTGTACGAATAATTCACAATCTTCTCGGATGTCTCTTGTTCTTCTCTATATGTGAGCTCTTCGCTTATGAGCGTCGCTATTATGGCACCACATCCATCACACACTAATTCACTCGTGTCATGAAAATGAAATATGTTACTCTCTTTACAGCTCGTACATACGTCTTGTTTCTTGGCTATTTTTATATCGACATTCAGGTTCTCTACATCTGATAAATATTCATTGAATATATCTTTTCTTTTAAGACCTGTCGTTATTTTACAATTAAAGACGTTGTCTGTGCTTACTTTGGTATCTATCTCTTCAGTATATTGTTTCATATAGGGCATACATTTTATTATATAATCCGACATTTCCATTTCATATTCAGAGCGATTCGTCGGATCTTTATCCATGGAGTCTTTCCAAGCATCTATTTTGTTGTTATATCTACTTAAAAAATTTCCCTCCATATAATTAGTTAGAATGCTACGCAATCTTTTAACTAACGTAATCATATGGATTTACGATACTTATAAGAATTTCGTATCAATACCAAACCACAGGATAATGCATTCATCGATGGAGTATTTCATAAATACAGACACTGACTATTCAGCAAAGGGGAAATTTTGGGAAGATGAATCAAACAAGTGGGATGGTCTCTTTCATGAACATTATGTAGAGTCGAAAGACATGTGCTACAGAGGTCACAAAACACCTGAAAATGTTAATAAGACTATTATTCGTATCAAATATTGGTACAATGACAAATTGTACAAATATTTAACATATAACACGGGACACGCGTGGCCACCGGAACAATGTAAAGATATGGTATTCAGTGTGCCACTCGTTTCAGCGCATCTCGTAGACACAAATGACAAACCTGTAAAAGATGTACTCGGTAAGATTAAACGTTACGCTGGACCAAGAGGTGATTTTCATGGTGAAAAGGTAAAGATAAGCGACATGTTATATTATGACATTGAAACATTAAAGACTATGTATCCGTATATAAGGCTAAAAAATGTTTTTGGTAAAACCAAGAACGTCAGTACAGTCGATGGTTACATTACTGATCTGTTTGTGATTTAGTGGCTAGGTAAAACTTAAGCTCCCCCAAATTGGCTACATTGTACTTGAGTATGAGGAACCTGTTTAATTCTTCTTGCATGATTTGTACAGTTGAACACATATTTGTGGCTTTTGTAAAAATGTTCATGTACCGAAGGGAATATATACCAGATATTTTTGGGCTCTCTTCTGTACATTGAATATCCGTTTCTTGATTCGCAAAATCACCTTCGCATTTGAGCCTGAATGAAGTACCATCCCGCGTAATTTCTATATCAGTACCTATGTTGTACATGTCTCGACAAATTCTCTGAAAATCGATGGACGGCATGGGCGTCACAGTCGTCATATTCATCTCTGGAACTTCGATTTGATTTTCATTGATGTCCAAGAGCTTAAGAGCAAATTTGGTACACGTCTTTTTAGTTTCATTGTGAATTTCTATGTTCATATACTCCCTTGAATCTATACTCATCATAAGCACATCATTGTTTGTGATTGACTTGAGTAACTTGAATGTATTTGTCACATTTATACCCGCGACGATTTCACTTTCACACGAATACTCTTCAAAGTTATCTGCTGACAAAAACATATCCACGAGAGACGTCCTGGCCGTGTCGAGTGTCGTGACATACAAACCATCTGGTTTGAAATACACATTCACGTCATTAAGTATATCCTTCAGTACCTCAAATGTGGACTTTATAGCACTCGCCTGTATAGTAGCAAGTTTCATGATACTTGGTGATAACTCGTGTTATTTCTTTATGTTATTGTTATACGTCTGTGATACGTCACGGTTTATCTTTTCTTCGAGTTCAGCAGTCATGGGTGGCTGTAAACTGCGTCCGTAATCATCAAGTCCGAATATATCAGAATTGTTTTCTCCGTCGAGTGTGGTCATAGAACACGCACCAAATCCACACGAGTCTATGTCGTTATTTGGTAAAAGAGATTCAAGCCAGTTTTTGATTTCGTTTCCAATCAGGAATTTGCCATTCTTTGTGAGCATGGTCGGAACGCGGGTTATCTTATGTGCATATTGAGGAGGTATACCCTGTGTGTTCACATTGTGGTAATTCACAAGTTGGGAAATTTGAGGACGCCTTTTGATGTAGTCAATGATATCGAGACTGTGACTGCACTTTGGGCTATATATCAAAAGAGACATCTATTAAAATACACGCGCAAAAACTTTAACTCAAAAGGGCGCAGTATAATAATGTGTATACACAATATAATGAGTAAAAAGGTAATCATACCCATACGTTCGAATGGTAAACTCAGTGAACACGGGTACCACGATGTGCGCGATAAATCCGAACTCGCCAGACATCGCGCACTTGGTAAGGTTATTCGAGCAGGTGAACCACCCCTCGGTCTATTTCGCCGTCTCAATGTACTCATGATACTGTTTAGACACACTGATCCAAAGTTATCTAAAATTTTTAAAGCGGATAGAAATTGGGTAAAATCCAAATACTTTTAATTTTTTTTTATTTTTAAAACTTTTTTCTTTTAAAAGAAAGTGTAAAAAATATTTTTTTTATTTTCAAAACTTTTTTCTTTTAAAAGAAAGTGTAAAAAATATTTTTTTTATTTTCAAAACTTTTTATAAGAGTATAGTAATAATGATCCGGAAGTGGGTACCACTACTCCTACTCATCGCACTCATTCTCTTACTCATGTCCAGGACAGAAATGTTTACCACTAAAACAACTACATCCGATATAGACGAAGGCGTGTTAGATCTCAGTCAATATGAACAACTCCAAAACGTGAAGGTGTCGAATAATGTGATGGAACAAATTGTACTCGCCGTAAACAAACGAATAAAAGAGATGACTGGTCTGTGTACTTATATAATAGACACACACGAAATTAGAAAATATAAACACAGTGAATCGGGTGATGAAGTGTACCGATGCCGTTTTATGGTTCTTAAACATGGTGGATTCCCGTATGCCTTTGCTGTGTCTTCCGATGTTAGAATCATGAATGATCCTGAACGAGTGAACTGGAATGATATTAACATGCAAGCCACTCTACGAACACTCGGTGTATCCCAAGACGAATTAAACAAAACACTTGTAGACGTACCAATTGAATTTGTTGACGAAGAAACTGGTAAAGTTGACGTCACAAAACTCATCATCGCAAAATACATGAAAGAGGTCAGTAATGCGAATCCACTCGTCGTTGTTGTGTCTCTCAGAACACAACCACTCGATACACAAAAGCCGGAGTCTGATACCATGTTTACTACCGACAAGGAAATCCGTGAATTTGAGGACTTTGATAAAATTCGAGAAAATCACATCAACTTCATAAAGAACACACCACTCATAAAAAAGGAAATACGAACACCCGAAGAAATGTACGGTCGCCCCAAAATCCCTGAAAATAATTCGTTAGCATAATTTAATGATCAGTGTCAATGAGATATCAAAGATAGCTGAAAAACGTAATAAATTGCGTAAGGAAACCTATATCAAAATATATGAACAGATATCAAAAAAGGTCAGACAAAGTGCTGAATTTGGAAACAAATTCCTACTCGTTTCCATACCATCATTTGTAGTCGGGTTCCCTGCATTCGATAGACTCAAGGCTATGCACTACATAAAACGACAACTCGATCTCGGTGGATTTTCCACCCGAATAGTCGGTGAGCATGAAATATACATATCTTGGTCTACAAAGAAAAAATCGTCAAATACACATCCACCTAAAGAAGAGATTCTTACAGAAGAATTCGGCGATTTCCCATCTTTTGTAAATTTAAAGAAAGTAGCTAATAAATACAGGGGAAATGCGGGAAAAGGCTCGTAAAAAAATTTCACTCTATCATAAATGGATAACCTCAACGTCCTCGTTGAAGCCAAGCGTGAATATTTGGGACAATTGTCTCATTTGATGTGTCCAGTTATGATCGAGACATTTGATAAGATTTTTGAAGAGGCGTACACCATGTCCAAGGGTCGTAAAGTTCTTATCATGTTCCAAAAGCTTCTGAAAGAAGTCCCTAACTGGAACGAAGGCATGTCTAAACAACACACGGATAATATCGCAAATAGATGTGCGTGGTTTAACGATCTTCTCGCCGCGGTGTTTGTGAGTTGTGTAAAAATTCTTTCTTCGGTTCGTCTTGGTAAAGACAATAAGAAAATTTCCCTCAAATTGCCCACGAATGAGACATTTATCCAAACGTGTTACAATAACATCGCCAAAGACATCTACAAAGATCCATATATATTTACCGAAAGTCAAAATGAACATTTGCGCGATGAAAAGTTGTTTCAGCGTTTCAGTACCGTGATCGAGGCATCTGTGCGTGAACTCATCCCAGTTCAACAAATCCTCCAAACGTATATGAACAATGAATCAGAAGACATAGATGTCGGTGGAGAAGCTGAAGATACCGAAGACCCCGAATTCGTTGATGAATACCAAGAACCAGCTCCCGAACCACAGCCGGAAGCGGAACCTGAACTCGAACCACAAGCGGAACCCGAACCCGAAGTGGAACCACAGTCGGTGGAAGAAGAAAGTTCTCCATTTGATAACGAATTTAAAACAATTTCTACAACAGATCAACCACCAATGCAAGAAGTCGAAGAGGAAGACGAAGAGGAAGACGTGTTATTCCCAGACGCATCTGAAACCCGTGCAAAAAAAGTTGGCTATAATTAAATGGAGTTCGAGGACTATCTAAGAGATCCAGCATGGGCCGCCATAATAGCAGGTATAATCACAGCTGGATATATACATCTTAAATCGAAGCTTAATAATGAAGGAAAGCTTCCGGCAAGTGCTTATTCGAAACCAGCCTTTTTAAATGCAATTCTCGTTTTTTTCATAGTATCAAATGGTATAGGAGGTAAAGAGACCATATCAACAGAACCATTCGCTTAAAGATAATGTGACTATTGTTTATAGTAAACATGAGTTCCGTATCTGCGTTCAATGATATGATGGGCCAATTTCTTGCGGAACTTCACAAGACGTTTCCAGAAGAAAAGGGTATCAAAAAGTGTATGTCGGGCTTCGAAATTATGCGAACGTCCAATCCGAGACTTGTCATCGATGGATTCATGGCGGGTGTCACACCATTTGCCGATAAGATTTCTGCGAAGGACGATACTTTCTTCCTCAATGAAGCGAAGAATCTTGAATTCTTGAAGGACATTAAACTCGAAGAAAAATGGGCGTCTGTGTCTCAACAGACGAAGGATGCAGTGTGGCAATACATTCAAACCCTGTATATGTTGGGTACGACCATCAGTTCCATTCCAGAAGACACCCTTTCTATGATTGAAAAGGTGGCGAAGGAGTGTGCCGATAAGCTCGAAGGTCAAGAGGGTGGTATCGACGAAGCCGCCCTTATGAAGACCATGCAGGGAATGCTCGGGGGTATCTTGAAAAAATAAAACTACTATATATTAAATGAGCTCTTGGTTTAGAGACCCTAAACATCTCGTTGATGATAAAAAGATACTTGAATTTTGGCCAACGAATATTCAAACCCCAGCGGAGCGTGTGAACGCTGGTTCAAGATTTATAATATACGCCACGTGTATTCACTATCTGATAAAGCGTGACGTACGAATCTTTATACTTGCGGGAACAGCGTTGGGTGTTCTTTATGTTATGGACAAAGCTGGTATGGTGAAACAATGCTCTACGAGTGGAACCGAATTTTATGAGAATCCAGCTAATTCATGTCAAATGCCCACCCGGGATAACCCAATGGCAAATGTACTTATGGGAGACAATCCAAATAGGCATCACGCGTGTAGCTATGAAACTGTAAAAGCTGATGTTGATTCGTTTATCACCGGTAATATTCAATACGGTCATGCCCGTTCCCGTTCAACTCTTCCAAAGTATCAACAAAATGCACTCGCTAGACAGTTTGTCTCTGCACCAGTAACATCTATTCCAGGTGATCAAACAGCGTTTGCCGAATACCTTTACGGTAAGAAGGGGGCGCCCATCTGTAAGAGTGATGGAAGTGTGTGTAACCCGGATGCCCGAGGTGTTCAACTCGAAGCATTTGCTGGTCTTGATCCAAACGGTGATGCAAGAAGAACGGCCACTAGACCCGCGATGTCGTAAATAAATCTCACGTAATAATAAATGGCTTACCAATTGCAGCCAGGTCTTAAAATAGTTGAAAATCCAGCTGTCCCAGTCAACTGTGCGACCGAGGAAGTGTTTGTATATCCTCAGCCCAGTACGTTGAATAATGGTTCGTCGAGACCAAACACTATGTTGTATGGTACGGCGCCATTTATGGCTGGAAAGGGGGCTCCAGCGGAGTTCATCGAGACAAGTGATCAGCTCAGACCCCAATCGACCACTCGATTCAACCGAGTTCTTGCGAAGACGTATGAACAAAACTTGTTCCCATTGCAAAACATGGAATGCAAGTTGCCTCTACGCACTATTAGTTATGAACCAATGAGCACTCGATCTGAAGTACAAAATGGAATGTTTAACCAAAGATACGCAAATAAAAATATCAATAAGAAATAAGAATGGCTGATCCCATATCTGTAGCAGCTATCGCCGGTCTCGTGTACGCAGGTCGAAAGTTGAGTCAGCCAAAGGAGACATATACTATCACACCAGAACAGGTTGCTCCTAAAATCGAACCTTCGTACAAGATAGAGCCAGTGAAGGAACGCCCAATTGAAAATTTAAAACCAACAAAAATGCATGTTGATAACTTTGGGGTCGTGGCTCCACAGTTAAGATCGAGTGGTCAAGAGGTTTTGAACATGCAAAACAGAATGAATGATTACAATCGAATGAACAATGTCTCGCCCGTGGAGAAGAGACTTGTCGGTCCAGGTCTTGGTGTGGACCCATCTGTTCCAAGCTATGGTGGTTACCAGCAGCTTTTGCGTGTTAATCCAGAAAACGTTGGTGCCTATAGACTCACCACTTTACCAGGTAGATCCGGTCCAGCTCAAGATGTTTCGGGTGGCCGCCGCGGTGTCGTTGGTGCTATAGGAAACAATAGACCGGAAAAGACTACATTCTTGCCCGAGCGTCTGCCAATGACTCTTGGTCGCGCACAAGGATTCTCAGGTCGTGTTACACGAGGGAGCCACGAGCGAACAAAGCGAACCACTAACCGGTCACAAACTGGTCTACGAACTGATACTCTTAATGTTGCCCCAGCGAAGAGGTTCATATCCGCGCAGAATGTCTCCCAAGACCCAACGCGTAACAAGAAGGATGGTAACATGGAACAGTATCAATACATGAACCAGACACAGCCGGGTATCCACAGTTTTGCTCACGGTTATCTCGCATCTCCAGAGATCGCCATTGGTGGAAGCAAGGCATACACACCCGAACAGCTCAGTCGTTATGGTTTCCGCCCAGATGAACGTCGCGGTAAGGCGAACCGTAGATCGAATCCGGGGCGTATGAATGTCAGAGCGGGTCCACTCAATCAAGGTGGTATGATTACATCGGCGCGGTCAGATACAACCCGTGTAGATGGTCGCGTGAATCCACTCGCCGGTGGATGGATGCAACAATACACAAACTCATCTTTCCATGATCTCAATACATACAAGGGCAACCAAAACCCACACGCTTCTCAGGGCAGCTTGGGTGTAGCGAAGAGACAACTTATGAACAACCCATACGCGCATCACTTGTGCTAAATTTAGTTTATTTTAGAGTAATACACTCATTAAAATATTGTACATATATTTTAATGAAGGTCCATACCTTAGATATAGATAGCGATGATAGAGACCCCATACTTTACCCGGATTCAGGTGATTATGTTATACACTTAAAAACACCCGTATACAATGTTAAAAATATATCACTCGTGTCAGCGCGTATACCAAACTCACAAACACTCATTAACCAATACAACAATACATTTACTATTGGATCTACAGATATAAGTTTACCTAACGGTCAATACACACTCGCAGAACTCGCAGATGCCATAGACTCTAAGAGTACAAGCATAACAAGTGTTGTAAAAGACACGAGTAACAATACCATATCTTTCTCATTTAGCGGGGCGTCTTCTTTCGATTTTAATACTGGTATTCATGGATTTTCATCGTCTAATACACACACGACACCCCATGATATTCTTGGTTTACCATCGGATGATATACTAACTGATAACAACACTATACATAGCGGTTATGTGAATTTAAATGGACCGGATTCTATTATTCTCAAATTGAGTAGTGGTTCATCTGAATTTAATAAAACTGTGCATTCAAAAAATCCATATTATACCGGTGTCATAATGACAAATGGTTTATACGGTGAAACTACAGCGTATTCCGGTAGCGAGGATCCAATTGATCACGAATTTCATACTGCACCAGAAAACACTATAAGTAATTTGCGTATACAATTGTTTACAAAAAGCAATAATAGACTCATACCATACGATACACGAAACGCAAATCATGTATTAAAATTCAAAATGACGTGTTCTACCGACAAACTCGAAAATGTCCCCCGAGAAAAGATACCAGAAGATGAAGAAGAGAAAGAGGAAGAGGAACCCAAATCTAAAGTTGAAAGATATTCTATTCACGCAACGGAAGATAAACCCGAAGACGTGGATAAATGGAATGCTATCATGACTATAGTTTTTATAATTTTGATTGGATTCGTGTTACTGATGATTCCAAAGAGGAAACCATCGCCTTAGCGGGTGACCGCGTACAATGGTTGCGCTGGCTTTTGGACACGAGTAGACATACGGGAGATCGAGAGGTAGACGACAATCGACAACAAAGTGGTGAACAAGGCAGTGAGCGTGTAGTTCATACCACCGTTCTTGTTGACCTTGACGACTTGGTTCACCAACCAGCGGACGAGGTCCATCCAGGAAAGAGCGGCCGCGAAGGAGAAACCCGCAACGACGGCGTTCAAGGATTGAGATTCGAGCTCTTGGCTAATAAGCGTGACGGTTTCGGCAGCGGACATGGTATATATTACATTTAGAAAATTTATTCTGGGACTAATTCCTCTACAACTAATATCTTCTTGTATTTTTTGGCCTGGTACCCCCTTGTTTTTTTGTCATCCGATTCAGACTCAGATTCCGAGTCTGAATCTGAATCAGATTCATTGACTCTGAACGTTTTATATTCCGTATCCGTCCACCCCTCGGGCTCAGTGTCCATTACTATCAATAGCATTTTTTAAAATCTCTTCGGACGGATTTGTCGGAACCCACTCATCCCAAGTATCATATGCTTCGTTTATCTTATTCATTCCCTCATCATCACCTGTATATCTCGTAAAGTCGCCATCGCATTCTTCGAGCACCTCCATATCACTCGTGTCGTCATCACCTTCGTAAATTTCTGGGAAATAAGAACCAATCTTTTGACCAACTTCATACCTCGCACAGTATTTCATCGCGTACTCGACGTCTTTCATGAGAATTGCATCTCTCCCACATGCCTTGGCATATTCACATGCAAGTATCATAGCCCTTTCTATCACTGGTATCAATATATTGGACATTGTCTCCATATATTGATCCATCTGGGTGTTTTCATTGTTTGTTAAATCAAAACCTGTCTTCATTATGTATCAAATAGTAAAGTGCAGATTCCGTTTTCTACTCGGAGTATGTTATAACTTTGAGCATAAACTCTAAGCTGCTTGTCTTTATTTGTCGGATAATCAAAGAGACTCACTCGTGCTATTTGATTTTTTACATAAGAGAAATTCAACTGTCCCGAAGGCTGTATGCTCTGTGGTTCAAGAGCAAAACTATATGTGTAAAATCTCCTGTATACCGTCGTTCTTGAATGGTGTTTCGCTGGTTGAATGGCTCTTAGATGAACCATATTTCCTGTGACTTCATCAAGTATGGTTTCTCCGTCGAATTCGAGTTCAATGTGTTTTACGTGTTCCGAACTCGTGAAAAAATCATACGAGTCTATAAATTGATTTGCGCAATATTGATATGGTGTTGCAAAATCATTCACCGTGTTTGGATCGTTATCAAACTTATCTTGTACCACAAAAAACATTTCTTTCACTGAATTCAAAATATTAAGTTTGATTTCGTGCACTTTACATTCTTGAAGCGTATCTTGTTTGCCATCTGCATCATTTAATTCAAATGTATTAGTTTGCGTCTGTGTTATGAGATAGTCCACGCGTTTAGGAAATGTCTTATCTTCTAGAGTTACCATTTCAGTTGAAAGATTCACACTCTTTATGAGTCCAGTTGGATTTTGGCCGATGTAGTAGGCTGCCGCATCATTACCGATTGGATTATTTAGATCTACTGCAAATATACACTCTTCTGCCTTTCTGAATTTTATAGCTATCTCGACTTCTTGTTTAGTGATGGCATGTAATGGTATAGCCAGTTCTGGGTGTTCATGGAAATAAAATGGAAGGTCGACTCTATATGATGTATCAACCTTTGATGATTGTACTCTATCATCTCGTATACCTGTATATAAATCTGTGTACACTGGGAACACTTGATCTGGTTTACCCACTAACTTTCTGAGTGCAGATTGTTTTGATTGTGTGACAAATATCTCAGAATGAATGGCTAACATATCGGATGGTATTCTTTGGATGAGAGTGCCACCTATATATAAATCAGCGTATTCTATCATGGCTTGTGCTATTGATTCACAATACGTCACGTCGTGGGGTGACAAATTCTGGTCAATGGCTCCGAGTGTGATTTTCAAACTCAAACCTTTCAATAAATCACCTTGATTTTGTGGTATGACACATCTAATTTCTTCACCAAACTCCGCTCGACCAGTAAAATCTAAATCATCATAGAACCGAGCATAATTTCCATGCTTTTTGAAATTTTTTATAAAATACGTATATTCTGGGTCATCGGTAAAAAGTCTGTCCTGTGGTCCCACAGTTTGAATCTGGACTCTACCGGCCATTCTAATATTACACCCTAAAATTTTAACCCAGCCATCCCTCCATTTATTCTCATCACGTTATAATTCGTTGCGTACACATGTAAAGTGTGTGATTGCAAAGAGTTAATCGAGTCATCAAGTTCAACCTCAAGCAATTTGTGTATGACACGGCTCATATTGACTTGCCCAGTTGGATAATAAACACCTGGTTTCATTGAAAAGCTATATACGCCGAATTCATTATTTACATCTATCGAGTTCGTGTAATGTCTAAGTGGTTGTTCCGCGGATAACATGAGATTATCAGCGTCTATCACTGTATTGTTATTAAATTTCAAATGCACATGCTTTATTGGAATGTGTAATTTGGTGACATCATTCTTGGCTAAGAAAAATAACTCTTTTACTGGATGCTTAAAATTAATCATCACAGCACGCTTGGATACACCCGCCTTCATTCGTATTTCTGCGACCTGTGTCTGTGTGATAACGTATTCGATTGGTCGAGTGCGTATGAAATTTTTCTCATCTTCTGTGACGTATACGAAATCACAATACAGACTCATATTCCTTGGTATCATGTCACATGTAATAGATGTAGTATTGTATGTGGACAAACCAGTATCATATTCTACCGTCAACTCATCGGCTGGTTTCAATTTAAGCTTTACTTCTATGATGTGAACATCTAGACCACACGTCGGTATGGCGAGACTTGGATGGTCTTTGAAATAAAATGGTAACTGTATTTTGTATTTTTGAAAGTTTGTATACGAATCATATGTTGCATCGTTTACGATTGGGTATGAGTTATGAAGGGTTGTCGGCACAAGTGTAAAATTCGTGTCATTATCGGTATAATTAAGTTGATTATACATGTATATGTAATCACCTGTAATTCGTTGAATAGTCTGACCACCTATGATTAAATCTGCATATTTTATCATCTTTGTGGGTGTAGATGTATTCCAACGAATTTGTTTAACATATAGAGGCAATCGGTAGGTGTTATCATTTTCTGGTCGTATGTACACCAAACTGTAATTTCCGACAATGTTTACTTGTATCTTGATTCTTAGTATGTGATCACCCCCATCTAATTCATATGACCAGTCGTTTACACCTATACCGTTCAAAACTTCAAATTTTTCAGAACTTGTAAATGTATATTCAACACCCTGGTGCACGACAAGTGAATTTGTAGTACTCCCGTCTAAAAGAATATCACCGGGGTTCACACCCTTTTCGAGACTGAATGAACGATTATTTTCACTCTTAGGTATGGGTGGAGGCAGGTCGACACTTAATGTTAAACCCTTCAGCATATCCCCGGTGTTATTTTCTATTCGAGCCATGGCTTCACTTCCAGGCTCGTTGAAACGTTCAAACGGAATTTCAACTTGTTCAAATGCAAACTTTGTGTGTCGCCTAAATCTTGATATAAAATGTGAGTACTGTGGTTGCTCAGTGAGCCACCTGTCCTGAATGCCTCTGACTGCGAGTGATAGTTTACCCGACATTCCTATTATTTGTGAGTAAAATTTTGTGAATTAAAACGATACGGTATTTTAGAATGAACATTCAGTTGCGAAAATTCAATCCAGCTAAAATGGACGACGACAGAATTTGCGTCTTTATTGGAAAACGTAACACAGGTAAATCTACATTGGTTAAGGATATCATGTATTACAAGAAACACATACCAGCTGGGATAGTTCTCTCGGGTACAGAGGAAGGAAATCACTTTTACGGAAATTTCATACCAGACGTGTGTGTCTACGGTGATTACGACGGAGAAGCTGTTGACCGTGTTTTGTCCAGGCAGAGAAAACTCGTTGGAACAAAAGGAAAAAACAAAACAAATGGAGCCTTCATGCTCTTGGATGATTGTATGTATGACTCAAAGTTTTTGAAGGAAACACGGATTAGACAATGTTTTATGAATGGTCGTCACTTTAACATATTCTTTATGTTGACGATGCAATATGTGATGGACCTACCACCCGCTTTGCGCGCCAATGTGGATTACGTCTTTATTCTACGTGAAAACATCATACAAAACAGAGAAAAGTTATATAAGTCATTTTTTGGTATATTTCCGTCCTTCGACATGTTTTGTAAAGTGATGGATCAATGCACAGAAAACTACGAATGTCTTGTATTAGACAACACAGTAAAAAGTAATAAAATATCAGACTGTGTCTTTTGGTACAAAGCGAAAATTAGAACTGGGTTTAGAGTTGGGAGTCCCCAGTTGTGGAGTATGCACAAGAAAACATACAATCCAAAATATTTAGAACAGCAGGAGGCGGATGCAAAGAAGGCTACCAAAAAAACACACCTTACGGTCACTAAACGAAAATCATGATGCGTCACTCACCAATTTCAAAAAAGTCGGTTAACATTAAATGTCTACCGACGTGCGGACGTTGAATCTTTCTGATAATGACGATGGTATGGTTCCAATCACGACATCATTTGTGCAAAACAATCAACCTGAAAAAAATGTGAGCCAAAATAAAGAAATGACCATGGATTCCACCGCCATCGCTGATATTATGGGTCAGCCAGAAATGCCACTTGAACCACCAATGATGGAGTCTGATCCACGGGTCCAGCAGCCAGTTGTTATGCAACAACCCATGATGATGCAACCACAGCAACAGCAACAACAAGCTGCCCCCCAAACTAAAAATCCATTCAACCTTACTGATGAGCAGATGCAAGCCGTCGTCGTTGCGGCGTGTACTGCGGCTGCCATTAGTAAGCCTGTACAGGAAAAGCTCGCCAATTACGTGCCCCAATTCTTGAACGAACAGGGACACAGAAGCATGGTTGGCCTTGCGGCAACCGGCGCTGTGGCGGCTGGTATTTTTTATGTTCTTAAGCGATATGCTTAATAACTCACGCGATACACGTAACGAGCGCCTTCATTAAATATGTTGGCGCCAATCAAACCGCCAATAAACGCGGGTATCAAAAGCGCCAAAGATTTTCCGGTGCTTCTGATATCTTTGCCGAACGATCGAAGATCCTGTTTGACTTTACCCATGGAACTTATGAAAATAGACGCGATAGCGTACGCGATACCACACGCCAACACAATAAACTTGTGATCAACACCGAATTTGCTAAGATTGAGACGTCCGTAACCACCTCTGGCGAGCAAGTTCAACGTGACTGGTATCAACACGAGTATAAGCGCACTCACAATCCATGGCTTCGATTCATCGCTCGTTTTCTCTGCTAATACTGGACTCAACATTATCACGAGACTCGAAATCCACATGAATATGAAAGTAAAGAGTTGTGTATTCATTTACAATATGTATACATTATTTATCCTGGATGTGCTTTCCACAAAATTCGGTTTTCTCTGGTATTTCTTGGTAAATACCTATAGCAACACACATTGATTTGAGTTTATCATATTTGTCCCAATAATCTGGACTGTGTGCATACTCATCGACGCATCCATGTGCGAGTTCGTGGATTAACACGTGCATGATTTCGTTTGGTTCTCCGTCTATACACAGACCTATTTCATGACCCTTGTTCACGTTGTATCCCACACTCCCCTGTTGCGCTCTATGATGGGCCGTGATTGGAACTTGTTTCACCAAGTGTGAGAACTCTTCGTTACCAGATGTCCGTATGTGTTCCCTGAGAAGCGTGTATCGCTCCTTAACGATACGCAATTTTTCTGGTTCTGTCGTGTGTAGGTATATGTATACGTTTAATATAAATAAAATAAGTATGAGTATCATCTCTTATATACAAAGATAAATTTAGAGTATAGTTCAGATATAGGATTCCCAGACATGGGTTCCCATGAATTGAGCCTAAATCCTAATTTTTCTAAACGCGTGACTAACAGGTCTCTATGTGCTATTGGCTCCGACTTTGCGCCGTCTTGGTAATACGGTGTGTCTTCGAGGTGGACAAACAATTTTTCACCAAATTGACCATTACTCGTCGATTTCATGAGAAAGAAGCTTTCACTTCCGTATTTAAGAGGCGTTTTAAATATAATTTGATTTGAATCCGGTATGATACCGATGAGTTTACCACCCGGTTTCATTCGTCGAGCTATTTCACGGGTAGTTTCTTTAAAGAGTTCTTCACTCGAAAATATGTAGTGAAGTGAAAAATTGTAACACACTGCGTCATACTTTCTGTTTGGTGTGGACATGATGTCTCCTAGGTAAAAATTCACTCGCATCTTGAATGTCTTTGCCCTTGATTTGGCTTCATCCAGTGCATCACTGAGTGGTTCACACGCACTGAGATTCACATTACAGTGTTTGTATTTACCGAGATCCCCACCGAAACCACACCCCACATCCAACACGGCATCACCTTCCCTGCACACTCTCTGTATGAGTTCGCGCTTCTCCGAGTTGTGATGCTTCCGTATGCATTCCATGTAACCGTTTTATATTTTTTCAACACTCGTTTGACTTAGGCATCATTCGTGATAAAGACGAGTCTTTTCTTTATGTGTATGATTTATACATGGTGTGTGGAATGGATTTTAAAGTAACACCATACTTTTTCAAAATTTAAAACACAAAAAAAAATTTTTATTTTTTACACTTTCTTTTAAAAGAAAAAAGTTTTGAAAATAAAAAAAATTTTTTAGAAACTTTCTTTTAAAAGAAAAAAGTTTTGAAAATAAAAAAAAATTTAGAATTAAAATATTCTCATAAAAATTTTATCTGACTTTATGTCTCCACAAGACCAATTGTAAACGTAACAGTGGTTATAGCCACTTCCTTCCATGAACTTGGATGTACGAAGTATGTCTACATCTAACCCAACGTCGAGTGTGTTGTACACATCGATACCGACATTTCGAGCTAATATGACTGCATCTTTTAGGTCTCCTTTCCCCGTGTCGTAGAACATATACGCCTGTTTCACATGTGTACCAGTTTTCACCGATGTGTAAGGGACGCAATAATAAGACGTAAAGTGACCAGTTGAATCATCGATGTATGAGTATACTATGTCTTCAACAGGTAATAACCAGCGTTTGACGTAGGCTTCATCTATGACTGGAGCGACTGCGTACCTTGACATGTGTTTGGATAACACACCCGCGACCCTTTGTACATCGGTATCTGTGATAAGTCTATGTGAGCACGAACCAGACACGATGTGTGGTCTTTCTCGTTCTTGTGAAAATTTAGCCTTGTTAAGTTTGGGTACATTTAAAAGCCTGTGCCAATAACTGGTCTTCGTGAGTGGTGCCGGAAGTTTTGCGACGGCCGTGTATACTGCCTGCCATATACCGCGTACATTTGCCATTCTACGTATTTCAGATATAAGAAGTGGTGCAAGTCTTTTATCACGAAGCGTGTCGTGTACACACAAGAAATTTATCTGTAATACGTCTACAATATCATCATGAAATTTGTATTTACACGGCATCCCAGAAATGAAACCCACGAGCTTACCACTCGACCTCGTCCTAAGACCGAGATTCCATTCCGGGTCTGTCGCCCACTCGATAAACCGTTTTGAATACTCGAGTGAAAAATGTTCATCTCGTATGTAATGCGAACTGAGTAAATCACTCACTTCGTCTATGGAACACGTCGACCACTCAAACTCTTCGGGTAAATCAATGGGTGTTTTGTTCACATCTCTCGATGAATCAATCTCACCCACACCATCCTTCAACACAGGTTGTGTATCCCAGAATGTATGTACCATTTAATATAGATGTGTATGTATTTTTTAAGTCAGCTTAAAGTTTTGTGTGCATATTAACTCAGAAATGTCGCTCGAACAAGATTACACCACAGTCCCAGGCCAGCTCTATGCTTGCCTCTCCGTTGTTGGTCCGGAATGCCCTCAGAAGAATGATAAATTTGGTATCAAAATCAGAGGAGCTTTTTCTACTCGAGAAGAAGCTGCAAACCATGCAAAACGTCTTCAAAGAGAAGATGCGACTTTTGATATTTATGTTGTAGATATGTACAAATGGTTGTTGATTCCACCAGACCCCACCGTCATCGACGATGTTCACTACACGAATGAAAAGTTGGAAGAACTCATGAGTGGATACAAAGAGAATCAAGCTATGGCGGCAAAGATGTTCCAAGAGCGTAAGAGAGACATGATGGAAAATCCAAATAACACATACATTAAACCAGGTGACGAAAATTCAAAGTACTACACGAAGCCAGATGAAGCGCCGATTAGTCACCCATCAGAGGTACTTGAACGCCTCAGGAAGGAGAAACCGGATGCAAATATGGAAGATCTCGTGAAGGAAGCCGATGAAATTGTCGCCAAGGAGATTGAAGAACGACGTAAGAAGCGTGAAGCTGAAGAGAGCGTTGAAGCGAAGGTGACTGTAGGAGATGAAGTTGAAAAGGGTGAAGAAGTGAACTCTGCGTAAATAACTAAAAAAGATATAATGCTGATCGGTATCCCTGATCACCATTATTGAATATATTCTGGTTAAGTGTATAAACACGAAACACTTAAACGGAACACATTTTATCCTGGGCGAAGAATGACTGGTTGCATAGTCTTACCCATAAAAAATCCTAAAATAAAAGCCACAAATATCACTATGTACGCTGTTTTGTCTAGATTTGAAAAAATATCAATTTTTTCTTGGTATTGTGTGTGTGGAAGTGGAGCCGATGGAGGTGGAGGATAGTAATACAAGGGTTCTTGCTCATTCTGTTCATCCTCTATTGATTCTTCCTTTTGAAGGACATCCGGTGTATACTCAAGTGGATTTCCTATATCACTCTCCATTTTATAAAATCGAGTTTTATTTTTTTAAGTACATTATTCCTCATCTTCATCTTCATCTTCATCAACAATAAAACCAGCTAAATTACCATTTTCATCTGCATCTTCTTCGTCGTCTGATTCAGATTCGGATTCAGATTCCGAATCATAATCATCTTCATCAAAATCGGAATCTTCTTCATCTGTGTAATCGTCTTCAACTTCTTCAAACAGTTCAAGGCGCTCAGGGGGCTTGGAAACACGGCCAGAACGGGTTCTAATGCTAGACATTTACAATATTTAATCATTACATCTTTAAGTCATTCAACCTTTCTATTATTGTGTTCAGTTTACTCATTATTTCATTGTTTTTGGAGTACATACCGAGTTCTTCTAGGTTATGCATCGATCGTTCTATAAGTTTATTCGAAATATCAGAATGACCCTTGAAATCTACCGCCATGTGTAGATTTGCTACAAATTCTCTATACAATATACCGTTCACATGTGCATACTCTCGCACATCTCGTATGATTTCTTCGACCGGATCCATCTTTGTTTTTATTTTTGATATCCTCGAAGATATATAGATTACAGCTAATAAAACAACTACTGTAATCATATTTATAATTTAGATACTATCTTATCTATAAGCCTGTGTTTCCTGTTCACACATTTACAAATTTTTTGAATTTCATTTTTGAATATAGAAAAATCAGATTGTGTAGAACACATTGGGCATGTGTGGTTTGTCTTGACGAGCTTCTTTTTACCCTTCACATTCTCTATAGTGTGTATTTCGAGGTTATCATCTTGAACCATGTATTTTTTGATATATGTCTTAAGGTCTTCACGTACATCCTCTCTTGGTTTTTCGATTGGTTTCTTCTTTGGAAGAGGTTTGTATTTCGTGACCTGTAATTTTTCGACAATCGATGGTGGTAACTGATGTCTTCGTCCAGAGAAATCCTTACAAAAACCATAGAAACGCCCTTTCATTGTTTCGCATCTACAGAAACACTTTTGAAATATAGTGTCTCCTAGTATGTGAAACCATACATGATTTGAACCGTGGCTCCGTTTAGTGTTTTCACAATACCTAGATGTTGTCGCCACGAGGTAACTATTCTTTTCTCGGTATAGATTTTTTACACGAGCGTCTACTTGACCTTCCATGTGTCGACGTATGAATGTTTCGAGTAAAGCACACGTTTCCGGATCTTTTAGTTCGTCTTTCAATTGACTTGCCGTGAATGAACCTTCCTTCTTTTTGTGTAAACCTTCGATTATGTTGGGTTCGGTACATTCACTCCTAAGAGTCGCCATAAACATAATTTCGAGTGTTGGCTCCGGTGATATATTTTGGAACATAGCAAGTGGGCCATGTTTGTACATAAGTATAGGCAAATACTCACTTTGCGTCTCCTTTCCTCTATCGCATCCAGAGCACCCTTTACCATTACATTCCTTGTGTGTGACCCATTTGTGTGAAAATGGCATTCTAAACCCACTCCCCCGTGTATTTCGTTCATTGCTTCCATACACAGACAAGTCGACAATGTCATTCCAATCTTTGGAACCATATGCAATATTCAGTGTGTTTATCACATGTTCCCTGAGAGCTAACGCTGAAGATCTATTTACAGCAAAATCCGGCCAATTTATATGTACACCAGTTTTCATGAAATCACCTACCTTTTTTGGTTTTGAAACACATACGAGTGCATCTTTACCCCCATACTTACTGACTTTGTCGCATATCACTTTACACACGCGTTTTATTTCTTCTATCGTGAGAATATCATCATCTTTGTAATCGAGATCGACGAAAAAATTGTACGCATCTATTGTTTTTTGTTCTACGAGATACACTTTTTCGTTTAATGTGATGCATTCAACGTATTTTTCATAAAATTCCTTCAATCTATCAAATGGTACGGACAGCACGCCGCCGTCCATGAACACATGTGATGGATTGGGGTTCTTTCCAAGAAAGCCATGCTCTTTGCACCACTCCTTGAACATACTTACCATTAGTTCGAGTTATTCTTTTAATCTTCTTCAAAGCTTCTCCACATAGATTTCCTAAATGAGATATCTGGATATGTAGGTTCATCTTCTGATAGTTTTTTCTTCAACATTAAAAGTTCATACACTTTGTCTTCTTTGTGTTCTTCAATATATTCGTTTGCGCGTGTGGGTGTGTATGAATGCCTACTTACGAGCAAATCGTGTATTTGCATTAAAATGTAGCTCTTTGACTTCATTATTTTATAGCAAAGGATTTTCTATTCAAAGATGTAACACACGCATAGAACTCGGGGTTTTCGAGTACATTTTTGGTGATACGATCCCATTGCTTCTTCATTCTGAACTCCTGAAGAGTGTCAAATGACATAAAATCATTCTCGTCATGCGTACGTTTAATAGGTTGTTTTTGTATTTTTTTAGCTATTGTCTTTTGTTTTTCGTCATTGAACTTTTTAACGAGATCAACTTGTTCTGGTTTCGTATAATTTACGAAAAAAATAAATACATTATATTCCAACTCAACAGTCGGACTTTCTTTTACTGTAAATTTAAATTCTGTATATTCGCCTTTCTTTAAAGAAACGACACCACGCGTTTCTTCTTCGAGTTCACGAAGAGCACATCGAATAGGATTAAAAATCTCTCTTCGACGACACCCTCCGGTCACGAATATCCAGTCTTTAAAGCGCTTATCTCTCACTGTTAGGAATTTGGGTTTATCACTTGTAAATGTTACCGGTACTGCTATCGCTTTATATTTCTTCATTGCGCTGATCGCAAGTTATAATCGCCAGAGATGTTAATTTTCTTTGGACTCGGCAACATTTTTGATTGGGACCTCTTCCTCTTCCTCTTCTTCATCTTCATCATGCTCTTGAATAACATGGTGTTGATTGGGTGGTGGTGTGTGCGCTTGAACGATTTTATTACAGAAACCTTTAATACTTTCGATATCACTCTTTGCCTTTGTAAACTCCTTATACATGTAAAAGGTAGCCGCGATACATGCGATTATAGCTACAATCGTGAGAGTCTCTCTATCAAAAGAGATCATACTTTTGTGTAATAGAAACGTTGAATTTTTTTAAGTAGCTTCCTCCTGGTTAATGGGAGAAATGAATTTTTCGAGTGTCCTGGATTTTGGATCATACGTGAGTATAAACACAAAACCTAAAAGGAATAAATACTTCCAAAGCATTTGTTATTAGTATCTAATTTAATTAGAATACATGAGGCCACCCATACCGTTCTCTATGCGCATAATGTTATAGTTAACGGCATACATGTCTGTATCAAATGTACCAGAATCCGTCACGAAACGGGCGGAATCTAAACGACTGAAGTTAAGCGAACCAGTTGGTTGAAGCTTGAATGTTTCGAGGCAGAATGGGTACAAGAAACGATCGGCAACCGCTGTGTCCATGTAATTGTACGCCGCATGGTAATAAAAGGAACACGCGGTATAGTGTGGGTTAGCCTTTTTACCATCAGTAACGTCGGTACCGTTTATTTGCAGTCGGATATTACCAGCATCAAAATCAACGTTACCACTCGATTTTGCGGCAGCGATGTATTTCACTGGGTGGTTGTAGTTGACCTCTTGGATCGCGGTACCGGATTGGACGGAACGCTGTGTTTGGGTGATGATCATGTTTTGTGGAGTAGCAGCTAAAGTGGTGCGCTCCTCGGTATCCAAGTAAATGTACTGAGCGTGAACTTCATAGTCATCATTTACTGGAGTATCCCACGTGATTCGCAATTCAACATCGTGGTACTGAAGCGCGATCAATGGAATCGCAGATTGCCAGTTTTCACAGAAAGAGAAATGCAATGGGTAGAAGCTCGATTGTGGGTTGCTACCAGTTGGAGACTTTGTGTAAGTTTGAGCCATCACAGTTGGCGCAATGTATTGGGAGAAATGAGAGGTTTGGTCATCGATGACTTGACCCCCGACCAAAAGCTCGACCTTCTTAATACGACTGATCCACTGATCTCTGTTGTAAGGAATTGGAGTACGGCGCGTGATGTAGCAGTATCCGAGGAGATCCCCCTTACGTTCAAATCTAACACTAGAGATACCACCAGCGGATGGGACGCCCTGGAGGACTTGACGTTCCACGGTTTGGGCAAAGTTTGTGTGACGACGATAATTGGAGCGCCAGAAGCTCACTTCGGGCTGGCCGACGATATGGGCATCCTGGGCACCGACGGCGACGAGTTGGGCAATACCACCAGACATTTTATATATATTGAGGTTATTTTTTTAAATAGAATCATCTTTACATGAGTGTTCCTGGTCATGTAAAGATAACGAGAGGTTGTTTCGATCAACCGACTTTTGGGTCCCCCAAAAAACACTTATGTTTTATGGGCCCAACACGCTTCCACTGCGTCATCTCGTTTGCCCCCAGAGAGTATCGATCTCTCTTCTTGGACTGTTTATGTAAAGTACTAAATCCACATTCTACCTTTGAACTATGGGGGCTTTATAATACTATGATATATTTATTTATTCAAAATCGCGCGTAAATGTTCTTCGGCTTGTTCTTTTGTGATGAATATACCTATATATTTTCTTTTATACTTAAGCGCCCATTTATTAAGAACTTTATAAACGCATCCTTCTCTTTTTTTATTTGTACCATCTGGTTTAATAAAATTTTCTGGATCTTTCGTGTACTCTTTCAATACTTCTATGGCTTCATCTTTATTATTGAAAGCGCCATTAGATAAATACACATTTTTACCTTTATTTTTTATACACGGTGTATAACCATTTGAGAATTTTTTTACGCAGCCCATGTAACCATCCCTATTAATTTTACTTTTGATTAAACCAATTGATATTTTATTCTTTAGTAAGTCGGATAATTCTTTTTTACTGTTACCGCCTGCGGAACAATTATATCCATTTGGTGCCAATGAATTGTAATAGTTTATCCAATGTATCTCCCTTTCATCCAACGATTCATTTTGTACGGTCTCTAATATTTCATAAACCATTTCATCACCATATTTATTTATAGCTCTTTTCAATAATGTACAATTTGATGAATTTTGTTTATGGTGTTTAATTCGCGCCTTTAACGTGTTTATAGTTTGACCTATATACACCTTATTTGAAGGACTTGTTATCTTATAAATAATACCCATATACTATCAATTGCATTTATATTTTTAAATATGGAACAACACATTTAAAAAGATAATCTCACCCACAGAGATTCGAACTCTGGTTGATCGGTTAACAGCCGACATTCCTAACCACTAGAAGATAGGTGAATGGGTCCGACCTAGGTGATTCGAACACCTGACTCATGGAGGGTTATATCATACTACTACAATCCATTGCTCTTCCATCTGAGCTAAGGTCGGATAAAGCTCCCACCTGTATTCGAAACAGGGTTGTTGGATTTGCTTCAATATTATTCAAAGTCCAAAGTGATGACCACTACACTATGAGAGCTTGGGTTGAAGAGGGGTTCATATCCCCACTTCATTAGTATTACTTTCCTTTTCTTTAACCTCTTTTGTATATTTAAAATGATACATCACTAATGAAAATAACCCCGCCGCCACATTCGTGATGGTCATGGGAATCACTTTGTAATATATGGAATATACGAGTGCAAACGCACTCGCAAGGAGATTGAGGTGCAAAAATGAGTAATTTATGGCTTTTGCATCCTGATTTTTGTATACATGTACAATCTCTGGGACGAACATAAGTGTTATGAGTATTGAACTTGCGAACCCAAACACATCTACGACATTCATTTTGACTTCTTTAATTCATCTATTTCCGATTTAAGCTCCTTTATGGCTTCTATGAGAAGACCCGCTAAGTTACCATAGGCGAGGGAATATTCACCCTTTTCATCCGTCATTACAGCTTCTGGAAGAACCTCAAGGACTTCTTGAGCGATGAGACCGGTGTAACGTTTACCATCATTCTTACGTCTATAAGTGTACCCATTAAGTTTTTCAACTTTTTCAAGTGCGTTGTCGAGCTTGACTATATCCCTTTTGTGTCTAATATCTGAATATGCGGTCACGTTACCAACACAATAAAGACTCCCACCACACGTGGAATCATTGTTGGCGAGGTTAAAAATCCATGGCCATTGACTATTAACCTGGCCCCAGCCTTCACTATCTATAGGGCCTCGTAAAATATACAATAGGTTACCATTGTTGTGTATCATCGCCGACATCTCACCGGTATCTCTAAAATAAAGGGTTGGTGACACACCACGAATGACTGAACGGTTTGCATCTGTGAAGATAGACCCTGCTGTATAGATATCCCCTGAGAACGTCCCAGTAGTAGCACTGACATAACCACCATTTACATTTGCGGCTGTATAGGACGTGGGACCGGGAGGACCAGTAGGACCAGGTCCACCATCAGTACCATCAGTACCATCAGTACCAGGAGGACCAGCAGGACCAGGAGGACCACCAGGACCAGGAGGACCACCAGGACCAGGAGGACCACCAGGACCAGGAGGACCAGTTCCACCAGGAGTACCATTAAGACCTTGAATACCTTGAATACCTTGAATACCTTGAATACCTTGAGCACCAGTAGCACCTTTTGGTATCTTAAAATTAAATACAGCTGCGTTAGTTGTACCGCCGTTTGTTACAGATGCATTCGTACCAGCATTCACCGTCGCGACATTTCCTACAGCTATTGTAGCCGCTGAACCAGTAGCACCGGGAGGACCAGTAGCACCTTCTGGTATGCTAAAATTCAATGTAACATTGTTGGATGGGCCGGTGGCTGTTACAGATGCATCCGTACCAGCACTCACCGTCGCGACATTTCCTACAGCTATTGTAGCCGCTGAACCAGTATCACCTTTATCACCTTTATCACCTTTATCACCTTTATCACCTTTATCACCGTCAATACCTTGAATACCTTGAATACCTTGAATACCTTGAATACCTTGAGCACCAGTAGCACCTCTTGGTATAGTAAAATTCAATGTAACAGCGTCGGGTGTGCCGTTGGATGATACAGATGCACCTGTATTAGGTAGTCCAGTACTGACGGTCCCTATAGCTATTGTACCTGCTGGACCCTGAATACCCTGAATACCCTGAATACCCTGAATACCCTGAATACCCGGGTCACCTCTTGGTATGGTAAATGACAGCGTAGATGCGTTAGCCGGACCACTTAATGACACAGATGCATCTGTACCAGCTACTCCAGTTGCCACAGAAACGGCCTCTACTGCAGCTAAATATTGTACGTCATTTCCACCTATCTGAAATGTATAGCCAGATGATATATTGACATTACCTTCTATATTGAGTCTTGCAGTTGATATGGTATTCGTACCAATCGCTACATTTCCATATGAATCAACTCGCATGCGTTCAGTACTCCCTGTGGTAATCGCAAAGGTATCAGTATCCGGAAATCCAAACTTTGTGTCCGCATCTCCGTCGTGAGTTACATAATCATCGATTATGATTGAACTTGTGTTTATTGGTCTCGATATAGTGCCGGTTGTTATATTTCCTGCATCTATGTCCGTTATCAAGGCGCCATCTCCAGAAATGGTTGTAGCTGTTAAGTCTCCTACGTTAGCTGAACCATGGACATTAAGCTTATAAGTGGATACTTCATTTGTGTCTATACCTACACCACCTGTTATTTCAACACCTCCCTCTAAGGTAGAGAGTTTTATATTACCATCGTAATAGAGATCCGCCGAACCATTTTGATTACAATAAATCATCCACTCGTCGTCTACATCATTATAAATCCCACAACCCGTATTATCTTCACTTACAAATGCGTAACGCCCATTTATAGAGTATCCCTCGTGATTACCAGCGCCATCACCCGTTGTTTGGACTGTACCGTAATCACCGGTGACACCTGTGAGACCTCTTGTTGTAGAACCAATAAATGTGGAATCACTCGTTGTCACTGTAGTTGTGTCTACTGGTCTCGATATAGTACCGGTTGTTATATTTCCTGCATCTATGTCTGTTATCAAAGCGCCATTTCCAGAAATAGTTGTAGCTGTTAAGTCTCCTACGTTAGCTGAACCATGCACATCGAGTGTGGATTGAGGTGTGGATGTTAAAATACCAACTCGACTTTCTAATACATCAACGTGTAAATTATTTGTGCCAACCGTAAGATTTGATGAACACGCAACTTCTCCCGTAACATCGAGTTCTTTTGCTGGGTTATTGTTATTTATACCTATTCTATTTGTAGATTCTTTGACGTAAAGTGTAGTTCCTCCAGTTATATCACCCGTGGTGACGACATTGTCTCCGGTAACATTACTCATCACCGTTACGACATTTACATTATCACCCACTAGATTACTCACCAAAGTCATAGCATTTACATTATCACTTATTAGGTTACTATATACGGTCACAGCGTTAACATTATCACCTATTACATTACTGTATGTTGTAATAGAACGAACTATATTAGCATCTAGACCGGTTGTGACATTGGATAATGTCATAGTTCTATCTGACGAAAACGCAGTTTCATCACCCTGTGCTAAAACTTCGGAAATTGCTTGGAGTCTTGGTGTTGGGGTCGCTTGTGAACCCCCTGACAAAACAAAATCGGATGCTACGATGACGCCATTGACAGTGATTTCTTCACCGGTGAATTTTGTTGCGTGTACATTTCCGCTTGTGTAAAACGTATTTGATCCATATTCGTCTATTTGGACATTTGCACCAATGTCCAATGTGTGTATAGGTGATGTATTGAGAATACCGACGTTAGATGTAAAGTATACAAAATCGTGTGTTCGGGGATTAATATCATCAACGATGAAATCATTTGCTTCTATACCACCCGTAACAGTGACATTTGAAGACTTGAAGTGTTCCGCATACGCGTTTCCACTTGTGTAAAAAGTATTTGAACCATATTCATCTATTTGTACATTTGCACCAATGTCCAATGTGTGTACAGGCGCTGTATTTAGAAGTCCTACATTCGATTCAATTCCAATAAATCCATTTGTTTTCGCAAAAACTCGATCGGTTATCACGTCACGTGTTGTTACTGAGTTTGTTACAGTGGCACTTTCACTTTTTAATTCTTCTGCGTATGCGGGTCCACGCACGTAAATTTTATCCACCCCTGTATCGTCAATGTATACATTAGAACCCAAATCTAATGTGTGTATAGGTTCTGTATTCATTATACCAGCTTTCGTGGTTGTCGTGAAACTTGTAATCGCATTTTCAAATTCAATAGTTTTCATTGTGGTTGCACCTACATTTGATATATCGCTGAGTGTTGTAACGAGTTTATAATGACTATCAGCTGGGTTATATGATTGATATGCCGCATCTCCCTCAATTATTCTAAGTGTCGTATCTGCATAGTTTTTTTCGTGTATATTCGAAAATTGCCCTGTGTCCCCTATGATGGGCATGACTACTACTATTAATTACCAAATAAAATACCAGCCATACCATTTGATACTTTGAGTATATTGTAGTTTACTGCATAAACAGTTATCTTTTCGTTAAGTCTAGCCGAACCTCTCTGGGTATTTCTGAGTACTATTTTTGCATCATCAAGTCTACTGAAATTACACGTACCAGTCGGTGTATAACTCGACGAGTTCTTACAGAAGTTGTATGCATAATATCTGGTGTAAAACGGGGAATTTTCATTTTCATCAAATTGATTGATACCAAACTTACTGTGTTTGTAATTTTGTATCGTGTGAAAGTAGAGCGGTGACATATTTTCTACAAGTGGAATGGAGTTTAAGTATATATCTGCTGTATCAAATGTAAATTTATCATTCAAAAGAATATCACTCTGTGCTGGGTGTCCAAAATATATACTTTTTACTGGGTGATTAAAGAAAGATATATCAAGATTATCCGATGTGTCGTATGTTTGTTTTTGTAGTTGTGTGATGATAAATTCGTGTGAGTTATCAACGAAAAACTTACGTTCTTCTGTGTCTAGATATACGTAATTTCCATATAATTTTACATCTATGGGTTGGGAGTTACTTGGAAAGTCAATCTTGAGTTCTATTTGATGGTATTGGAGTGCGACGAGAGGCAAAAACATATCATGATCACAAAAATAAAAGTGTAATGGAATAAATCGTTTATTAGACGTAGACGTGGCGTTGTTAATTTCCTGGGATTTCGTGTATGTTTCAGCCATATAATTTTGCCAAATGTCTGTTATGAAATCAAATGGTTGTGAATCGATTTTAACACCACCTATATATAAATGGAATGTCGACCCACTGAATTTGTTGATGAGGTCTGTACCTTCAAGCCACAGTCCATCGAGGAGATCGCCGTACGATGGTATGATGACCGTGGAGTCTTTGTTTGTGATTATTTTAATGAGTTTTGGCGCCTGTGAAAAATTTTTGTGGCGCGTGTATTTGGTTCTAAACAGTGATACACCCGATGAATTTGTGATGTATGCATCCTGAGCACCTTTTGCTGCGAGCTGAATCAGTGAACCAGACATATCTAATATTGGGGGAGGTTTTCTTTACGGTGAGGAATACTCACCGGAGAGAAAGCGTTATTTATGGAGGCAAAGGTTTGGAGGGGTCGTGTTCGTAGGAGAGAACGAGTGATTCCTTGGTAGCACCCGCAGGCATCGTACCTTCGGTCAAATGTTTTTCCATTTGGAATTTGTAAATGCTATCAGCTCGGTACTGGACACTGTTCTTCACGAGACTATTCACCCATTCCGTTGGGTCTGGTGAATATGTTTGAATCGCTTTGTAACAGACATTACAGAGATCCATTGTGACGGTCACCGACTGATCTTCATTCACGACGAGGTTGCTGGTGCAGCAAAGGTAGGACATTGTATAGTATTAGCTGGGAGGATTTTCAAGTGCATCGAGGCGCGCGAGAGCGGCATCGAGCTTGGATTTCATCTCTTTCATCGCTTCCACAAAGAGACCCGCCATGTTACCGTAAGCGAGGGAATATTCACCCTTTTCATCCGTCATTACAGCTTCTGGAAGAACCTCAAGGACTTCTTGAGCGATGAGACCGGTGTAACGTTTACCATCATTCTTACGTGTATACGTGTACCCATTAATTTTTTCAACTTTTTCAAGTGCGTTGTCGAGCTTGACTATATCACTTTTGTGTCTAATATCTGAATATGCGGTCACGTTACCAACACAATAAAGACTCCCACCACACGTGGAATCATTATTGCTGAGGTTAAAGTACCATGGCCATTGACCATTAACCTGTGTCGAGGTTTCAGTATCCGTCCCGCCTCGTAAAATGTACAATAGGTTACCATTGTTGTGTATCATCGCCGACATCTGATCTGTATCCCTAAAATAAAGGGTTGGTGACCCACCACGAATGACTGAACGGTTTCCATCTGTATAGAAGGCTGTACTTGCGTATACCTGTGCGGCGTTGAAATTCTCATATGCGTTACCTGGATTATTTACAGCCATGAGTGTCCCATTTGCGTCCATCATGATTTGCGAAGCAACGCGACCACACCAATGAAAACCAATTCGAGGCGCACGCGCCCATTCGGTACCACCAGTGGCACACTCCTGATTATATTCGCGAACCTCTATGGCTGCTGTGTTATACGCACTACTATATGAAGAACTATATGGTAGGAGGCGATTTATTCGAGCAGTACCATTTACATCTAGGGTATAACCAGGGTTTATATTTCTAATCCCAACCCGTTTGTTGATACCATCGAGGGTTAACACGGTATCCGTGCTATTGATGTATCCATGTGGATTTGCATCAACTTTATCCCCATATCCAAAATCAAGGAACTGCTTTCGAGACCCCCAATTTCCTTGATTTATCACAAATTTTCTATAATCGGCGGCATTTGAAGGATTATACGTGACAAAACTTAAATTTGATCCATGGTTATTATTTGCTTGTGATGATGCTATAATTACATCACTATATGCCGAGCTTAAAACAAGTTGTGCTCTACCATAAGAGTCACCAGTTCTATATCCAGTGAATGTATTTTGTCCACCGCCAGTACTCGATGGCTGAATATTGAGTGTATTGGTAAAATACGAAGTACCAACCACGTGTAAAGGGTAACTCGCAGCACCCGTATCTGTCTGACCACCACCGACCTTAATTCTCTCAGCGACGTTGAGCCACCCCCTCGTAGAGAGCGCCATCGCACCTTGATTGACACCATGGCCGTCATCACCCCACCAAAATCCACGGTCGTCTTCGTTATTCATTTGGAATGTCATAGACCAGTCATTGAGATCTCCATATGTTACACCAGATTGCATACCTATGCAGTATTGAGATGTGGGATACACTCTAAACTTATCACGGCTACTTGCCGTACTCGCCGAGAATGTCCCCGAAAATGTACCACTTGTACAAGTGACCGTACCACCGCTTTGGTTTGTCGCTGTCGTCGCTGTTGTCGCCGTTGTCGCTGTTGTCGCTGTCGTCGCCGTTGTCGCTGTTGTCGCCGTCCCCGCACTATCCGCATACCCAGCGGAGGCCTTTTGCCAACTACCCCAAGATCCATTTTCAAGGTAACGTATATTTATGTACGGGTTACTTACGTTTCTACCCCAGTATATTTGTGTACCGTATTTACCGGTTTGATTTACTACAGGTGAATAATCAGAACCGAGACCAAGTGTAAACCCGTAGTATTGATTGGCGCCATTCACACCAGGACCATTAGTGCTACCCATCACGTAATAAGCACCCGCATCTGGTACGGAGTTAAAGTTGGTATAACTCCCATGCCCCTGACCCATGTTATTGAAAATTTTGTTGATGGTGACACCGCTCAACGTTGCGGCTGATGAAGCTGTCGCTGAATTCCCTGAACACGACCCAGAACTTCCAGTAATATTAATCCCCCACGTCCCGTTTGCACCCGTCCCCGTGGATGTGGAATA